ATGATGAAGAGATGCTGGAAATATAATAAGATCACGATCTCTTGGGGTGTAAGAAAAATAATCAAAAATTATAGGTGAGTTTTTAGGTACAGAAACATAATACACAAAAGTGTAATCGAAACCTGCATGGTCGTGCCTATCAAATTCAAAATTAGGCACGTAGTGCACTCCCCAACAGTTAACAGTAGTATAATTGTAATCTAACAAAGAACAGACATGATCGGCAATGTACGAACAAGATTCATGAGAAAGATGTAAAAAAATACTATTTGTTGTAATTGTTTTATAACCAACTGTTTTTTTATTTTTATTAAACTCGGTGTTTTTTACAGCATATTCTTTATGAATTAAATCTATGTATGAAGAATGATAAGGATTTTTTATTTGAGATATTATTACACTCAATAAAATTTATTTTTTACCTTGCTGATTTAGATGATTTCATGTCACCACCGTTTGACATTTTTTTAAATTTATCACGGGTAGGGATTTCAAACTTAAACTTTGGCGTAGGTCCAGCTTTTGGACCCATTTTTGGTCTAGTGCCTGAAGGACCTCCGGGTAGTTTTGGTCGACCTGTAGGTCTTGGACCCATAGGACCTAATTTAATTTTCTTCCTTTTAGCTTTTTGTGTAGAGTTTTTTTTCTTTTTACGTTTAAGTAATTCACCGCCACCTACAACACTAGCTCCAACTCCTGTCATAGTTACAGTTCCTGCAGTTTTATCTGACATATTACCTATTTTGCTAATGCCTTTTTTTACTGCTTTACCTATACCACGAAGTGCTATGCCGAGACCTGCCATTATTTTTTCATAGCCCTTCTAGTTCTAGGGTTTGTTTTTTTATTACCTCTAGTTCTAGCAGCAGCTAATAAGGGCACTGCAACAGCAGCCTGAGCAGTAAAAACTTTTTTAGCTTTTCTATTGCTCTCCTTAAAAGCTTCACGCCTTGTTTTGAATTTTTTACCTAAAGGACCTTTTGGTTTCGCATCTAAAGTTTTTTTAATTAATTTAGGTAATGCTTTACCAAATCCCCTTAATGCAATACCAACAACACCCATTAGTTTGGCCTTACGTTGTAACCTAAGCCTTTAGTGGCTGCTCCACCACCTCTAGCTTTACCTCTTACGATGCCTTTTACAGGACCGCCGTCTTTTAAACCTTGAGCTTTTAACTTAGCAGTGGCTTCTGCAAGACCACCAGCTTTCTTCTTTATTACGCCACGGCCTATTAGTATGTCCTTTTTAGTAACTTTACCGTCACCACTTAAATCAGGAAATTTTTTCTTAGCCATTACTTAGTCCTTTCTTGTGCAAATTTACTGGCTTGTGCTTTCTTACCAGTCTTTATCATTTTTTTGAATTTACCTTGATCTACAGGGCTCATTCTTCTTTTAAGAAAAGACGGTACCTCAATATCTTCCATAGGCACGTCTACTTCAGTAGTAAGATCTTCTACAATAGGATCACGCTCTTTGCCTACTTTAGGTACAAAACCTTTAATAGTTTTAGGACCCTTTCTTTCAAAAGTGTTTTTTTTCTTACCTAAAATCTTTTTAGCTTTACCTATTATTCCCATGACCATGATTAATCCTACTCCGTTTCTTTATAGTTTGCAACTATAGATGCTAGTTCTTCACATCTGTTAGTAGTCTGTTTATGCCAACGGCTGTCTTTCATTTGGAAAGCGGCACCTTCCCAATCGCCTTCTTTCATGCATCTAAACATGTTTTTAAACTTAGAGACACCATTTTTTCCCAGCTGAAAGCACATGTTGACCAAGACTTCACCTATGACCTGAGGCAGATCGTGTCCAATCTTCTCAGCTATCAGCTCATCAGCTCCCGCTGCTGCTCTGTTTAAATCGATATCGAAGAGTTCTTCTACCTCTTCCATAGTAATCTCAACGCCTTCTGCATATCTTTCTCTTTCATGTGGAAGTATAAGGTGGCCTATTCCGATCGTGGCTTTTCCCAAACTATCGAGATACATCTGAGTGCGTACACCTTCATGGTGACGTACCTGCTTTCGAAGTGAATCTGTTATTTCAATCATATGTCGTAACTCTTAGTTATAGTCAATATTCCAGCTGGTTTCAACATATTAGCATTCATTAAATTAGGTATGCCGCCTCTGTCTTGTGGCATAGGGTCAAAAAAACCATCTATAAAAGGGTTTACTTGATTTGGCATGGCTGGGTTAGGCATGAATGGTAACACAGGTAGAGCCTCTTGAGGATTAATTGTAGGAGTAGTAAATAAAAATTCTTGCATTTTCATACCTGGACCTGGTGGATTTGGTCCAGGTAGTGTTTCAGTGAGGGGTTCGCTTGAGATAGGTTTGTCGTCTGGAACAGGTATTGACTCAGTATCTATTTGTCTTCTCTTGGTAATCATCCTCTCATCTGGCATTTTGAATTGGGTTGGGCCCTCAGGTGGTCCTTCTGCTAGTAGTTTTTCTGCAGCGTCTCCACCCTCATTCATTCTGATCGGAACAACTCTTACTGCGTCTACACCGCCATCCATCTTCATCGTATTGCTCCTATTCCACTGTTTAATTGTTGCTGTTGTAAAGCATCATCAACTGTGCCAAATGCTAATTGTTGTCTTACGTTTTGAGGAAAGGGTCTATTATTACCTAGGTTTGCGTCAAACTGTGGTCGTAATCTTTCTTGTATTTGTTGACCTATTTGTTGTTCCTCTTCTGTTAAAAAACCTCTTGGTCCAAATAATCTGTTCATCATCATTAATTGTTCAGTTCTAGCTGGTTTAGCCTCTGCTTGTGTTTGTGGTTGTTTCATTAAGCTTATAATAGATTGCTCTACTTGATTTACGAAATCAAGTTGATCAAGTTCATCTTCAGTTGGTAATGTCGTGTTAGCCCAATCTAATAAAATCTTTTGATTTTCTTTTGATATAGTAAATGGCTTCAAATTTTCTTTATTATCATCTGTGTCACCGATAGTCCTAGCAACACCAGCTCTTTTCATAATATCTACACCACCATCTTCTAAAACTTGTGTGAAAGCTTTTAATACTTGTGGGTCTGACAAAATATTAGAACCGTGTCGTAATAATAAAGGTATCATTAACATTGGTAAACCTACGCCACCTAAAATTTGTCCACCTGTTGCTGCACCACCAAACAATAATAAACTTTTGAATCCACCTAATGTGACACGTCTAGCTACGAACTGAGATGGATCTGTTACTGTGAAGCTACCGGCTTTTTCTGCTACGTCCAAAAATCTTTCTATATCTTTTATCTTTGTGCCTGTGCCTTTCAGAGCCACCTCTAAAGCAGCACGACCATCTACGTTATCTAAACCTAATGACTGTGCAAACTTTTGTGGATCGAAGTCAACAGTTCTAAATCTATAAACATCTTGATTCTTTTTATAACCATATTTCTGTATGTCTTCAGGATTTAACTTAGCTAAGTTTTTGTAATCATCAAATGTCTTAGCCACAGGTAAACCTATAAATGAATCACTTACAGCTTGGTCAAATATCTTTCTAAGTATTTGTTTTCTACCAGCCTCTGGACCCATCGAAATAACTGTTTGAGTTGTGGTTATAACTTTACCAAAATTTGGATTAGGGTCACCATTTGGTAAATTTGGGTTCTCATCTAAAACTTTTACTTCTATACCTTCGACAGGCACACCCTCTTTCATACCAGCCTTTCTCCATGCTTTTAAGTTTGCATTAGGAGTTTTTGCTAATCTCATCATAGCAGCCATCAAGTCAGGATCATTTTTAGCCATAGGAATTAATGTGTCCATCATTTGTTTTGGTGATAATACACCCTCAGCAGTTGATTGTGGGCCAGGTCCAAAGATATTTGCATTTACTAATTTATGTTGATTAGCTACAGGGCCACCATATTTGGGCATTACATTTGCTAAATAAGAGTTAGCTCGTGTTAATTTTTCCATAGCTGTATCTAAAATTACTTTATCTATATCACCATCTATGTTTATTAATGTGCTTAAGTCTTTTTCTAAAGCTAACCGCAATTGTGATATTCTAGCGCCTTCTCTCGTAGGTATAACTCCTTTACCATCAACTTTGAAGTTTGCCATAAAATTAGAAAATAATTCTTGTAAGGTTCTAGCTTGTTCTATAGTTACACCGTCAGGATCAAGTCTAGATAATGTTTTGTAGAACTCTATAAATTTTTCTTGTGTGGCACTACCAGGAAATCTAAAAGGAAAACCACTAGCCCCTGGTTGAGCTGCAGTTAGCTTTTCATTAAATTCGTCTGCTAATCTTTTTACCGTATCTAATTTTATTACTTTCTTACCTTTTAATTTATCTGCGTATTTATAAAAACTTTCATATAGAGCGTTTGAAACCATCATGGTGTCTTCATATTCTTTACGTGCTAGTCTTGATATATCGCCTCCTAAAGATGCCATTGTTTGTAATGGCGCAAATCCGTCTAGTTGTTTCTGAAAAAATCCTCTTGTGCCTTCTTGTGCTCCCTCAACAGCTCTTCTGAAAGGTGTGCCTACGTATGGAAATACACCAAGAACTCTTGAATAACCTTTCCAAAATGCACTATTAGTAGCTTGTATGATACCTAATGGCATTCCATAAGTTTCTGCTACTTGCAACATTTTTTGAAAGTCTGGATTTTTATTATCAAGCCCAAATAAAATTCTACCCACGGCTGGTTTGAACCCGTTTACTATTGGTCCGAGGGTCATGGCTCCTCCTGTAAAAGCCAAGTTCATGTAAGCGTCTTTTAAAAACTTAGCGTTTTGTAGTTCACGTGACTCAGTTGGTAAGTCATTGATATGTCTTAGTATTTGATTTGTTAATTCATAAACTTGTCCACCAGCTTGCGCACCTAATACATCTGCACCTAATGCTCTTGCAACAAAACCTGCAGAGGCTACTCCTGCAGGTCCAGTAGGGATTGCTAATGCACCAGCCCCACCCATAAATGCTAATGAACCTATAATTTCTGCAGTGGGTTTTGATACTAATTGATCAGGTATCGCTCTATCTAATACACCTCCTACATAAGGTATCTTAGATATGGCATCGTTTGCTTGTTTAAAATAATAATTAGCTGGGTCAGCAATAAGCTGCATTCTTTGATTCGTGTCTGCTATTTTTTGTGATAGCACGGAGTAAAACTTTTTAGGTTCAGTCTGAGGATCATATGGTATGTCCGATAAAATATTAGCAGCCGTAACACCTTTTAATCTGTTAAGCTCATCTACAAGCTGTTGAGGAGATGCGCTTTCTTCTATTCCATAAAATTTTTTTACTTTAGCAATGTCATTTGCTGTAGGATTTGTAGGGTTCTCAAAGAAAAATTCTGCCTGGTTAGGTGTCCCTTTTAATATTGTAACTTTATTTGGCGGCTGTGGTGGCATTATGATTGCCCTCCTATTAGGTCTTCAGGTTCTAAGCTTATACCAAAACTATCATCTGTATTTTCAATCTTATCAACATCGCCCTCTGCTGGAGGAGGAGGCGGTGTTACTGGTACCTCGCCTAAAAACTGTTGGAATTGTAAAACTTGCTCATTATATTTTTGATCATCGAATATATTTTTACCTTCGCCGTATTTACCAGCCTCGAATAAATCTACTTGACCTTTTCTTAAGAATCTAAGTATCTCTACTAGTTGAGTTCTCACAAAATCTGGAGATGTCAAACCTTGTAAATTAATTACTCTTCGAGCGTTGTTTACATCGTCAACATTTAATCTGCCTGTTGGCTTAAGAGCTCTGGCTAAGGCGTATACGATTAAGTTTTCTTGCACCTTTTGTCTTGCAAAGTCTTGATCATAACCTAAACCAATGTAAGTTAGCGGATTGTAAAAATCATCTATACCTACATTAATTTGCACTTGTTTAGTATTACCGATACCAAAAGGTAGTTTTGAATCACTCTTTGCTTCAAAGTTTACTAATCGTTTCAACTCTTCTTCGTCTTCTTCTAACGGATAAAATACTTTATCTTTATCTCTCAAGGTCTTACCCTCTTGTATTAAGGAGTCACCTAGACCTGGGCTAACTGCATTTAAAATAGAGCCAAATGTTCTTGGTGTTTCTTGTTTGAAAAACTCAACTAAACCCTCTGCTCCAAATCGTGATGGTTTGCC